TCTCGCCGTCAAATCCGTCAAAAATATAGTCTATAAACTTTCTCGTATGAGAAGAGTTAGTATAAGAAACGTATATTAACTTGTTAAAATATAAAAAGTTTTTAACCAAAATTTTTGACGGATTTGACGGCGACTAAAAAGGAGTGTTTATGTTCGACCAAGATATCACGTTCGAAGCACCGTACGTAGAAGCTCCGGATCTCTATATCGTGAACGAACACGGTGTAATTCGTCATCGATCAGGAAGAGTTCTTCCGATTAGAATCAACAAAACAAATACCCCCTATGTTACTCTTCAAATCGATGGTCGACAAGTAACGCGATCCGTTTCGAGAATAGTCTCCGAAGCATTTGTAACTCGTAAGAAGCCATGGGATGACCCAGAGATTTTCAATACACCAATTCATCTTGATGGAGACCGCCTCAATTGCAGAGCAACCAATCTGCGTTGGCGTCCACGATGGTTCGCAATTGAATACCACAAGCAATTCAGCTACCCCGGTTTCTTCGACGGGGCTTCTGTTGAAGTTATTGAAACTGGCAGGGTCTTTAGAACTATTGGTGATCTTTGCGTGCACTACGGCATTCTGCGAGGGAGAGCACTTGATTTTCTATGGGGAATGCGCGAGTATCTGTGGTTGACTGATATTACAATTCGATGGGGACCAGATTAAAAGTAGATACTAACTCGCGGAAAAAACGCAGGATATGATAGAAGGGGTAAGAGATAGCTTTTTTAACGACATTTTGGGGCTAACTATGAGAGAAGGACGTTACCAGGCAGGTCTTATTCAACGGATCCACGACGAGTTCCCAGGGGCTGTGGTTCTGAAGAATGACTCTGGTTACTTGCAGGGTGTTCCCGATCTCTCTGTTTTGCACAAAGATCGTTGGGGAATGCTTGAAGTGAAGGCGCATTGGGATTCTCCTTGCCAGCCAAATCAAGAGTATTATATTGATTTGTTCAACGAGATGTCCTATGCCTCTTTTGTATATCCCGAGAATGAACAGGAAGTATTTGATGGACTTCAACGTACATTCCAAATTCGTAGGCACCCACGCTTTGCTAAGTCCTAGCGATTATCACTGGGTTAACTATGACGAGGAGAAACTCGATCGAGTATTCTTTACGCGTCAAGCAGCCAAGCGCGGTGCAGAGCTGCATCTGTTCGCGCAGGATGCAATTCGTCTTGGTATTCGTTTACCAGAAGTCGAAAAGACTTTGAATCTGTATGTGAATGACGCCATCGGATTCAGGATGACGCCAGAGCAAATCTTGTACTATACAACAAACTGCTATGGCACGGCAGATGCAATCGGATTCCGACGAAACACACTTCGCATTCACGATCTCAAGACTGGAACCACGCCAAGCTCCATGACTCAACTCGAGATCTATGTTGCACTCTTCTGTCTTGAATACAAGATGCGTCCTTACGAGTTCGAAACTGAGCTCCGTATTTACCAGAATGACGCCGTTGTAACGCACGTTCCAGATCCCGATGCCATTTTCCATATCATGGATCGCATTGTGTTCTTCGACAAGCGCATCAGCTACCTTCGAACGGAGGATCAAACGTGATCATAGATGAAGCCGAATTGTATCACTACGGAATCCTCCGCAAGTCTGGTCGCTACCCGTGGGGCTCGGGCGGAACTCAGAGTGAACGAAACCGCACCTTTTTGAGCACTGTCGAAGATCTTCGCAAGCAGGGTATGAGCGAAACGGATATCGCTCGAGGTTTTGGTATGACCACTACCCAACTCCGCGCAAGTAAGTCGATCGCCAAGAATGCAGAGAAACAAGCGCAGATTGATTACGCGCAACGGCTGAAGAATAAGGGTATGAGCAATACCGCTATTGCGGAACAGCTCGGACTCAACGAATCTTCGGTTCGCGCTCTTCTTGCTCCTGGTGAGAAAGACAAAGCCGATGTTCTTGTCGCAACTTCGAATATGCTTAGGGAACAAGTTGCGCAGAAGTCTTACATCGACGTCGGAACTGGCGTTGAAAGACATGTCGGCATCAGTCAAACGAAATTGGCTACCGCAGTAGCCCGCCTGCAAGAAGACGGTTATACTGTGCATTACGTCAAGATTGAACAACTGGGCACGGGGAAACAGACTACACATAAAATTCTAGCTGGGCCTGACGTAACGTATAGCGAAGTCTTCAAGAATCGTGCGAATTTAAAACAAATTATGAATTTCAGTGAAGATGGTGGTAGGAGTTACCTAGGCATCCAAACGCCGCTCTCCGTTGATTCTAGACGGGTTTCCGTGCGGTATGCGGAGCAAGGCGGAAGCGAAGCCGATGGTCTAATTTACGTCCGACCTGGCATCAAGGACGTTAGTCTTGGGCAATCGAGGTATGCGCAAGTCCGTATTGCTGTAGATGGCACGCACTACCTAAAGGGTATGGCTGTTTACAATAATGACATGCCTTCTGGAGTCGATCTTGTCTTCAACACCAACAAGCATGACACGGGTAACAAACTAGATGCGATGAAGGCTTTGAAAGATGACCCCGATAATCCATTCGGGTCGGTCGTTCGACAGATAACTGAGACTAATAGTACAGGTAAAACAAAAGTAACCTCGGTTATGAATCTTGTGAATGAGGAAGGCGATTGGGCCCAATGGTCTAAGAGTCTGTCATCGCAGATGCTGTCGAAGCAAAGTCGCACCTTGGTTAAAGATCAACTCGCCTTGACCTTGGAAAGAAAGACCCGGGAATTTGAAGAGATCATGTCTCTGACAAATCCTGCAGTTAAGAAGCGTCTTCTGGATTCGTTCGCAGATGATGCAGACTCATCCGCCGTACATTTGAAAGCTGCTCAGCTGCCAAGGCAAGAAAATCGAGTGATTCTACCAATAGGATCGCTTAAAGATCGTGAAGTTTATGCCCCCACCTTCCGAAATGGCGAGAGTGTAGTTCTTATTCGTCATCCGCATGGTGGAATCTTTGAGATCCCCGAACTAATTGTTAACAACAATAACCCTGAAGCTAAGCGGCTACTGGGTAATGCTACCGATGCTATTGGTATTAACAGTCGTGTCGCAGCTAGGCTTTCTGGTGCGGACTTCGACGGTGACCACGTACTTGTAATTCCGAATAATACAGGCAGAATTAAGACCGCGCCCGCACTTGACGGTCTAAAGAATTTCGATACCAAAGCCGCATACCCCGGCTACCCTGGTATGCGCACGATGTCTGCTCGAACTAAAGCATTCGAAATGGGCGACATTTCGAATCTGATTACCGATATGACGATCCAGGGTGCTAATGGATCCGAGCTTGCGCGCGCAGTTCGGCATTCCATGGTTGTCATTGATGCAGAGAAGCACGGTCTGAATTGGAAACAGTCCTCGGTTGACAATGGTATTCCACAGCTTAAGCAGAAATACCAAGGCAAAGCCAACGCTGGAGCAGCAACTCTCATTTCAAGGGCTAGCTCTAGGAAAGATGTTGCTGAAAGAAAACAGGGCTTTAAGACTGACCCCGTAACAGGCGCTAAAGTCTTTACGCTGACTGGTAACCAATATGTCAATGCTAAAGGCAAAGTAATTGTAAAAACCCAACGCTCCACTAAGTTGGCTGAAGTATCAGATGCTCATGTGTTGTCATCTGGTACTGTCGTCGAGAAGATCTATGCTGATCACTCAAATAGTTTGAAGGGTCTGGCAAACCGTGCACGACTGCTGTCATTGGGCATTCGTCCTACGCCATACTCATCGTCAGCAAAGGCCGCCTATGCTAATGAAGTGGCCTTGTTGAATTCAAAACTGAACACTGCTTTAAAGAATGCCCCCCTTGAAAGACAGGCCCAGATCCTAGCCAACGCCGTTCTTGCCCAGAAGCGTCAAACTAATCCAGACCTTGAACCATCGGAGATTAAGCGTCTTAAAGGACAAGCTTTGACCGAAGCCCGTATTCGAACGGGCGCCAAGAAACAAAGGGTAGTCATCACGGAAAGTGAATGGGCCGCCATTCAAGCGGGTGCAATTACCAACTCCAAACTCGAACAGATTCTTAACAATGCAGATCTTGATCAGATCAAACAGTTGGCCACACCTAAGGCACAAGTGCTGATGACGTCTGTTAAGACGCAAAGAGCACAAGCTATGTTGAAATCAGGATACACCCAGGCGGAAGTAGCGGATGCATTGGGCGTTTCAGTTAGCACACTCAAGAATAGTATTGGAGAGTAGGTGAGACATGGTAGAACACATGCTTACCACTGTCGACAATCCTTACGATCCTTTCGTAGAGTTTGACGACTGGTACGCTTTTGATGTAAGAGCAGGCTATCACACGACTGCCTTCCTGGCTAGAGTGGTCAAGACTTCTGATGAATTGTCAGAAGCTGATCAAAGTCTTGCTATCGAGCAAGCAATCGAAGAGATTGTTAAAGAGAACGTTTCTGGAATGCATAAGAGAGTGATTCGAAACACAGATATCTGATCTGCGAGGGATAAGTCATGGACGGGGGGAGGGGTCTCGCAAAAACTACCCCCCTTCCCCAT